CTGGGCACATGTATGAGCAAGATAAAGTTCAAAAAATGTGCGGCGGCGGGATGGCTGGCAAAAAATGATGCCGAGTCGGGGCATGGGGGCGATTGCCCCCAGTAAAATGCCCAAAAAGCGGCAGATTACCCGCAAAGATGACCCTAACACTGTAGATATGTATGCTGCTGGGGGGCATGTAAACGCTGCTGGTAACTACACAAAGCCCAGTCTTCGCAAACGTATTGTGTCCCAAGTGAAGGCTGCGGCAACTCAAGGCACGGGCGCGGGACAATGGTCCGCGAGAAAAGCGCAGCTTGTCGCTAAGAAATATAAAGCCGCAGGCGGCGGGTATCGAGATTGAAGCCTCCGCAGCAGTCCCTCAAAGATTGGGGCGACCAGAAGTGGCGCACCAAGAGCGGTAAGCCGTCAAGTAAGACCGGAGAACGGTACTTGCCGGAAGATGCGATTAAGAGTTTGAGTTCGTCTGAGTATGCTGCAACTACCAAAGCTAAACGTGCAGGTAAGGCAGCAGGGAAACAATTTGTAGCGCAACCCAAAACGATTGCAAAGAAAACCGCTAGGTTTAGATAATGACGACTACCGGCACGTCTACGTTCAATCTTGATGTCAACGATATCATTGAAGAAGCGTTTGAACGCTGTGGGCAAGAGCTTCGTACTGGCTACGATTTTCGTACTGCTCGTCGCTCCCTCAATCTGCTGACTATTGAATGGGCAAACCGGGGCATCAATCTGTGGACGATTGAGCAGGGCACCATTCCGCTCTACATGGGAACTATCACCTATGATTTGCCCGTGGATACGATTGATCTGTTGGACCAAGTAACTCGCACGGGTACAGGCGTCAACCAACAAGATCTCAATATCAACCGTATCTCAGAGTCTACGTACTCTACAATCCCAAACAAAAACGCAACTGGTCGTCCAATTCAAGTCTGGATCAATCGGCGTTCGGGTGCAACCACCCCCGATGGCGTGCAGTATCCGCAGATCAATGTGTGGCCGTCGCCCGATCAAGGTAGCCAATCGTCTCCGTTTTATACGTTCGTGTATTGGCGCATGCGGCGTATTCAAGATGCTGGGACTGGCGTCAAGACTCAAGATATTCCATTCCGGTTCCTCAACTGTATGGTTGCAGGGCTGGCGTATTACTTGGCGATGAAGCTGCCTAATATTGATATACAACGTGCTACTGCGTTAAAAGCGGAGTACGAACAGCAGTTCCAACTTGCCGCCGATGAAGACCGCGAAAAAGCGAACAATCGCTACGTACCGCGAGTCTTGTTCTACTAATGTCCGTTAAGTACGCTTCTGGCAAATTCAGTATCGCGGAGTGCGATATATGCGGCCAGCGGTACAAACTGAAAGAGCTTCGCAAGCTCACAATCAAGACAAAACAGGTTAGTATTAAGGCTTGTCCGGAGTGTTGGAACCCAGACCACCCGCAGCTACAACTTGGTATGTATCCTGTGTACGACCCGCAAGCGGTACGGGAACCACGTCCTGATTTGAGCTACTACCAATCCGGTACAAGCGGTTTGCAAATTGCTCTTACTTCCACAACAGCGCCTGATTCCGTTGGGTATCCTGAAGGTGGTAGTCGAATATTTCAGTGGGGTTGGAATCCGGTTGGTGGTGCAAGTTCATTTGATACGCTGCTGACCCCAAACAACTTGGTTTTGCAGGTACAAATAGGTACAGTAACGGTTGTGACGACATAGGAGTCATCATGGACAAGAAAGAAGTTAAACAGATCGCTGATACGGAAGTGAAAGCCCACGAAAAGCGGTTGCACGGCATGAAAAAAGGCGGGGTCACGTCCCTCAATATGAAGAAGTATGGGCGCAATCTTGCTCGTGCGATGAACCAAAAAAGCACTGGGCGGGGACGATAATGGCCAAATTTAGCATGAAAAAGGGTGGAAAAGAGGTTGGCCAAGCCAAAGTCTACGCACCCCCGCACGATATGACGGGTAAATCCGGCGTTGATCTGGGCAATAACGGTTATGGACCCAACCCAAAACGTGTTGAGTTAAGTGACATGGCAGTAAGTATTGACAGCGCACGTAGCAAACCGTACGCAGAGGCCAAAACTTCAGGTATCAAGATCCGTGGGACTGGTTGTGCGACTAAAGGCATGATGGCTCGGGGGCCGATGGCGTGACCTATACTGAGTTGGTTACCTCAATTCAGACGTATACGCAGAACCAGTTTCCTGCGGAAACACTTGCGGACGGGTCTACCGTTTCGACTACGGCCCAGATCAACCGTTTTATTGAGCAGGCCGAACAGCGCATTTACAACACGATTCAGTTCCCTTCGTTGCGCAAAAACGTGACTGGGGTGACTAGCCCTTCAAACAAGTATCTCGCTTGTCCCAACGATTTCTTATCTGTGTATTCGCTAGCGGTTATAGAAAACTATAATACAGCTAATGCCAATTACACATACTTACTGAATAAAGACGTTAACTATATCCGTGAAGCATATCCAAATCCAACGGATACAGCGTTGCCTAAGTATTACGCTTTGTTTGGTCCTCAATCAGATAACGCATATGAACTGACACTTATTCTTGGACCAACTCCGAATGCCGTATACACAATGGAGTTGCATTACTTCTTCTACCCAGAATCAATCGTTACCGCAGGCAATACATGGTTGGGCGATAATTTTGATACGGCTTTGCTCTACGGTACGCTTGTAGAAGCATACACGTTTATGAAGGGTGAAGCAGACATGGTAGCGCTTTATACTACCCGGTACCAAGAAGCACTCGGTATGGCTAAACGTCTGGGCGATGGGTTGGAGCGTCAGGATGCGTACCGTTCTGGGCAGTTCCGGCAAAAGGTGACTTAATTGGCGTTTACAGGCAATTGGTCAACCAATACGTTTAAGACTGGGCTTCCTAGCGGGACGTTCAACTTCAACACGGGTACAACGCAGATCTTCAAGATTGCGCTATATACTAACGCTGCTACGCTAGATGCGACTACCACTGGGTATACTGTAACAGGTGAGGTTTCTGCCTCGGGGTATACTGCTGGGGGGCAAGTCCTTGTTGTTAGCCAAGTCCCTACTGTGGGTGCTACCGGCACGACTTCGTACTGGTCATTCAATAACGCCGTCTGGACTACTGTGGTTACTGCGCGGGGGGCGTTGATTTATTTGGCTGATGGGGCTACAAACCCTGCTATTTGTGTATTAGATTTTGGTTCAGACAAAACATCGACAAACACGTTTACCGTACAATTTCCAGCAGTCACCAACACTTCAGCAATCATCAGGATCGCATAATGTTAGTTAACACAATCCACGGCGAAATGGACGACGCCCTTCTAGTCAAAAAAGAGGGTTTGTTGGATAATGATATTGAATCCACCACATGGGTTGAATACTGGCTCGATGACGAATTGGTTCACCGTTCTGTTCACGTCACTCTAAAAACTTCTCCGTTTACGGCGTTAGAAGCCGCCTCAATAGGATAAATCATGGCAAATACCCAATCAATGTGCACATCGTTCCTTGGGGAACTGATGACCGCAACTCACAACTTTGGCGCTTCACCTATCCGTGCGGCATCAACTGCCGATACGCTTAAAGCCGCGTTGTATTTGACCACGGCAACCATCAATGCCGCGACCACCGTTTATACAACAACTGGTGAAGTAACTGGCACTAACTACACCGCTGGTGGAGTGACGGTAACAAATGCGACGGCTCCGGCGTCTACCAACAGTTCATCTACTGCTGGCGTGGGTTATTGGACGCCATCTGCTTCAATTGTTTACACCACTGTCACGCTTTCAACGGCGTTTGATACAGTGTTGATCTACAATTCGACGCAGAGTAACAAGGCAGTTAGTGTTCATACCTTTGGGTCACAGACCGTGACTGCGGGTACGTTTACTCTGACGATGCCAAGCAACACAACCAGCACTGCTCTAATTCGTTTGGCTACAACCTAAATCATGACCGTCTCGTTAAAGCACGCTTTTGCAAGCCCAAAGACGGACGGTTCAGATTCTACTCTTGTTCAGCCCTCGAACTGGAACGCCGAACATTCGCTTCAATTAGCGACGAATCGGCTTCTTGGTCGGACAACCGCCGGGACGGGTGTAGCAGAAGAGATTTCTGTAGCGGGAAATCTCACCCTTTCTGGCGGGGTGTTAACGGGTACTAGCGCCGGTAACCTTGACGGTGGAACGCCAACAAGCAACTACGGCGGGATTACCGCAATCGACGGAGGTACACCGTAATGGCAACGCAGATTCAACTTAGAAATGGAACTGCTTCGGCTTGGACTTCGGCTAACCCCACGCTTGCTGTTGGCGAAATGGGTGTTGAAACAGATACCGGAAAATTCAAAGTTGGAACCGGCTCAACTGCTTGGAATAGTCTTGCTTATGCAGCGGTCGGTACTGTTACTAGCGTTGGGTTGTCTGCGCCATCCATCTTTACGGTTACGGGTTCGCCCGTGTCATCGTCTGGAACTTTGGCGATTTCATATTCGGGCACCGCGCTGCCTGTAGCAAATGGCGGCACAAACGCAACGTCTGCTGGTATTACAGCGTTCAACAACATCACGGGCTATACGGCTTCTGGCGCTACTGGAACGACCAGCACCAACTTAGTGTTCTCGACAACGCCAACGATAACAAACCCAACGGTTACGAACTACGTTGAAACGCTGTACTCGGCCAACACCAGCACGGCAATCACTGTGGACTTGGCAAACGGCACGGTTCAGAATTTGACTTTAACAGGCAACGCTACGATTACGATGCCCACGGCAGTAGCCGGGAAGTCATTTATTATTATCTTGTCTCAAGACGCTACGGGCAGCAGAACGGTCACATGGTCTACTGTGTCATGGCCTTCGGCTACAGCACCAACAGTCACCAGCACCGCGAGTAAACGAGATATTTTTTCGTTTTTCTCTAATGGCACTAGCTGGTTTGGAACCACTATCGGGCAGAACTACACATAATGTTTGCCGCGTCTAAATCAGGCCGCGCGGTTTCTGCCGCTACTACGGATCAATACTTTCCGTACGTCCCGCTGTTGCTTGAGACAACCAGTACCAATGGACAGCAGAACAACACGTTTTTAGATTCTTCGACGAACAACTTCACAATTACGCGAGTTGGAACCCCAACGCAAGGTTCTTTGACTCCGTATTGGCCTAACGGGTATTGGAGTTGGTATTTTGGTGGAAGTGGAAACTATGCAACCACAAACACTGGCGGTATAGGGGCAACAGTTACGACATTTACGATTGAGTGTTGGATTTATGCAACCGCAACACCTGCTGGCGTGACTCCGGCAGTTATTGGGGATATGCAAGCGACAAATATTTCGAATTACATTTCTTTTGGCATAACTCCGTCAAATCTACTGCAACTTTTTTGGTATGACGGCGCAACAAAATCAGCGACTGGCAATACAACAATTCCATTAAACACTTGGACGCATATTGCCGCTTCTGTCAATGCAAACGCAATAACTTTGTATGTTAACGGCGTCTCCCAAACAATTACCGGGACATCCACTTTAACAAATAGAACAGGAACGAACGGTTATTTTGTGTTTGCTCAAAATCTAACCAACATTTACACAGGCTACATTTCAAATGTGTCGGTGCTAAATGGCACGGCTAAATACAGCTCAAGTTTTACCCCATCAACAACCCCGTTGAGCGTAAGCACCACTAATCAGACGCTGTTGGCTTGTTATAGCAACCGTTTCATTGATTCAAATACAGCCACAACAGCAAAAACAATCACAATTACCGGCACTCCCACCGTCCAAGCATTCCAGCCGTTCTCCCCGGCGGCATCGTATACTCCTGCGGCGTATGGGGGGAGTGGGTATTTTAATGGCTCAAGTGATTACTTGACGTTAACCAACTCAACGGCATTAAACCCCGGAACTGGGGCGTTTACGTTTGAGTGTTGGGTGTATGCAAACTCAAGCACACTTTCGTCTGGTGGTGCTTCCCCTTCGTTTTTAGAATGCAAATCCAACGGTTTGGGAGTAGGGATAAATTCAAGTTCGCAACTTGCTGTTGCTCAATCTTTTGTTTCTTTTTTGTTAACTGACACGGTTGCATTTCCCGTTTTTCAATGGGTTCACGTTGCTGTAGTAAGAAGCGGAACAAACCTGTCTTTATATAAAAACGGAACGCGCGTTGCAACTAGCGCAAGCAATTCTACAAATTTTGTTGCAAACACTTTAAATTACATTGCAAACTCAGGAAACACCGGCGGAACAAATTATTGGCCGGGTTACATTTCTAATATGCGTTTGGTTATTGGGACGGCGGTTTATGACCCAACGTTAACTACGCTGACTGTTCCGACAACGCCATTGACAGCGATTACTAATACTGCGCTCCTGACCAACTACACCAA